ACTCATAGCCACGGAGAAAGGCAGAGAGCCTAGGTTATGACCTAGACCCTCCAGCTCCATCTTATCCTCTGGCCGGATGTTCTTGGCAACCTCCAAGGCATCTTTGATTGTAGCCTTCTTGGTTGAATAGTTCATGCGGTAATTAGCGGAGTGTACGGACGCCTCTGTTGTTGTAGGTGCCTTCCCAACTGTATCCAGTGATGGATGAGGGGAAGGGATCAGGGGCTTTGATGGTCAGCTTAGTGATGTTACCTGGAGAGAAGATTGGCATAGTTGCCTCTCCTATCTCAGTTACAGGGACTGCGTTGGCATCATAGACGTTGGCCGGGGTAATCTCAATGTTTTGAACAACATCATCATACCCAATCCTAGAAAGGGTAACCTTGTATCGACCTGAGTAATACAAATCAAAGTGGACAAAGGAAACCATAGGGACGTTCACCCTATCTGCCTTGTTGTCAGTTGTGAGGAAGATAGAAGGTAGTGAGACCACCGCCTCATAACCACAACCCACAACATAGTCAGTATCAACCATATCTGTATGCACTTCAGCATAGTGACCAGTCCCATCCTCTTGAACAACTAAGTCAATGAAACCACCAGCATTAAAGCCAGTCGTTGTTACCAAGGTGTAGCGTTGATCAGCTATGAATGTATCAGCGTTGAACCTGAGCACGGAGGTATTGGGTTTAGTTGGACTAGCCTCAAGGGTCATATTAGAGTTTCCAAGAGCAACATCAACCCGGGGTGAGAAGCTGGAGAACCCTACATCCAAGGGAGCCTGACTAGGATCATCTGTTAACTCTGATTTGCATAGGATGAACTTAGAACCGTCATACATAACTGTGTAGAACAGGTCATCTTCAGCTGCAAACATCTTAACCTGAGCTGGGTATAGCCAGCGTGTCCATCCTGCCAGTTGACGCTCATCACCATTGTTGAAGAACTTGAAGACATAAACCTCATCAGTACCCTCTCCATAGGCTATGAGGTTGTTATTAGGGAACACCTCACCCCATGTGAAGTTAGGAGGAAGATACTCAGGAATGACCCTTGTAATATCTGCCACCTGGGGACGGTTCTCAACTGAGTCAACTGCCATCTCCATGACCTTGGAGTAGGTCTGGCTCTCTGAAATGAAGGAGATCGATACTCCAGAGTTCAAAGGGAGTACCTGAGAGCGATAGAAGTAGTTGCTAATCTCAGTCATCTTCACAGTAGACGAAGAGAATGCAATTTCATTTGACGCAAGGAGGAACTGGCTCCTCTCTGCAAATAGAACTAAACCTTTTGGGGTTCCTACAACGCCTTTAAGGATTGCAGGTATAGTTGATGAGGCTGTAAGGTCAATAGGATCTGCATCAGAGATGGCAATGGCAGAAGTCTGGAAGAAGTTGAAGTAATCCCCCGGTTGGGACATAACTACAGCATCCTCAGTCAAGAAGCCTAAACGGTTAGCAAAGAAGAATAGGTTGGAGATACTCCTATCCACAAAGGATGGTTCTGGGTTTGTTGTTGTATCACCCACTTCTCTACCAGCCCAGCCTCCAAAAGCATTAGAGGTATTCAAGGCATCTAGAGTGAAACTACCATCAGCTTGCCGTATGAGGGCATGAGGCATGGTGGAGCTGTTCAGGTTGGTCTTGATACCTGGAGCCACTGTCTCCTCCCAAGAGCCTGCTCCGGGAATCCCTGGGGACTCTGTTGTGAATTTGACATAGTAGTCATCAGCCTCAGCCTCTTCAGTGTTATTGACTTTGACGACATAACCATCAAAGCATTGATTAGGCAGCTCTGCTACATCTCGGGCAATACCCTTGATGACAGTCATTGCCTTGTTAGTGATACCTCCCCTAACACCCAGGTTGAAGTCTCTCCCAGCTGTATTGGTAATCTTGATGATGTTACCAATAGTCTCAGCAGAGAAGTCTGCGATGGAGTTAATACCAGTAGCCAAGTTAGTAACCACCTGACCAACATCCAGCGTACCCGCAGAAGTATCCACAGGGGTGGTGTAGTTAGCTGTTCCTGCACTGTTATAAGCATACTCAAACCGCTCCTTGGTGACGCGGACTGTATAAGAGCGTCCATTCAGTGAGACAGAGGTGGTATCACCCACACGCCAGCCGACACCGCCATTCAGTAGCTGTACATCAACTCTGTGGCGAGACATATATTTGGCATTAGAGTAGGATCTTAGTTCCTCCTTTTCGATAAGTACAACTCCTCCATGATTATCAACGACGGTCTTACCAACCCTGCTAGGCCTATCTTCCCATACAGCGTCATAGACATCACATTTGAAGAGAGGGAAGCCTGAGATCCAATCACCCTTGAAACCATCAAATTGAGTCTTGGCTCGATTGTCTTTGATGTTAGAAGGTTCAGAAACATAGGACACCTTCTTGACCTTCCGCTGGATGGTACTACCACCAACTAGATAAGAGGTACATTGATTGACTAATCTAAAGGACAGACCATTAGCTACAGTGAAAGTCTGAGCACCTGATTGGGAACAACTACCACCATCATCTCGCTCGTATGAGCCAGGTGTTACTTCAATGGCTGTGGCTGAGTACACCTTGTTAGGGGTACTGCCCCCATCCTTGGATAGGTCAATGTTGTAGGTGGTGTTATAAGCCACCTGATCAATAGCTACCAAAGCAGCCTTATCCGCAGCTGCACTGGTATCCGTGTTCATTGACACCTTGGCATTGGTGTTTGTGATTAGCGTGTAATCAGCCACAGAGATCTGTTCTACTGTGTTCTGATTAGCTCCACTAAAGTACGCACTGGCACTCCCACTGATAGTCACTGTTCGTTCAGTCCCATCATTCAGATCCCACACCCTCAGGGTTAGAGCCGGGTCACTGAACATTGCCACCGCATATCTTTCTTGGTTATCCCTAAAGATAGGGAACCAACGTGCATCAGCTGGTACAGGATCAGCCGAGGTGGCTAGGGTGTTAATGTACTTACTACCAGGCCTCTTACGGCAACCAAACGTAGGATCTAGGTAGACGTTATCAGCTGCCCGTACCTGGCCCGGCAGCTTCACTGGGTCTGGTTGTTGACTTACCCCACCTAGGAGGTTGGGGATTTTCTGGGAAACTGCTGCCATAATTAGAATCTAATAGTAACAAAGGATGGACGATATGTTGGATAGTTCCTGTTATCAGCTGTCCCGAGCATGTTGTAATCACCTTGATCGGTCTCATACTGGAGCATCGCAGCCCTGGCTAGCATCTCTTCACGCTCTCCAAACTTAACTTGCTCGGTAGAACCTACAGCTCTACCTGCAAACAGGTTAGCAGCTCTCATGGTGATGTAGGTAGCAAAGGCTTCAGGTAGATCCTCAAACTCAAAGAGCCAAGTCACATCAAGGTCCAGCTTCTCAGTGAACTTATAGGAGTGAGCACGCTTGTCATACAGCTTCCCTTGACGTATGATCACATCAAGAGTCTGTGAGTACTCGGTATCTAGGGACAGGACATTCTCAGGGATAATAACATGACCAGTAACTGGATCAGGGGTGAAGGGATACTCCCTCTCTGTATTGAATACCCAGCCTTCAGCTTGAATAGTGCGACTAACTTCATCAATGATATTGGAAGCCATCGTAACCATAGGGTTATCGTTATCAATGGTAGACACTGGAGCCATACCAATATTGGACAGGACAATGTTGACAGCTGATAATTTAGTTAGTTTAGAAACCATTTTTGATTTAAGGGGTAATGAGAAAACCCCAAAGGGCCCGAAGGCCCTGGGGATGTTAGCTATCAAGCAGCTTGGAGTGAACCAGCCACGGAGACACGGAGTGAATCAGCGCCCATGGCCAATTTACCAACTACGAGGTCTCCCTGATATTGCACGTGAAAGTCCCCTGAGGTGGTCTCGATGGAAGGAGCAACAGCCTCAACACAGCCAGCAGCTTCACGGTGGAAGACAAGACCAGCAAGGGCAGAGTTATCGATCACGTAGTCGTTGTTCTCGCCAGACACAGCAGCGTTAGCTGTAGCGTTCTTGCCATACTGACCAGCAAGTACGTTGGACTTGTAGATACGAATACCAGCGATAGAGTAGAGACCCTTACCACTGTTCATGTCACCCTGAGTGTTACCGATTTCACGGTTCAGGATGTTTGTATCAACAGAGGAGATCAGGCTGTAGTACTGACGAGGAGACAGGACTGCAACGCGGCCTTCCTGAGGAGCAGAGCGCTCATCAAGGACAGCAGCGGACTCGAAGAATCCATCAACGATTGCCTGAGCGTTGTTGGTGTTACCAGCACCGATGTTGACCTGGAAGCCCCCGGGCTCACCAGTTACCACTGAAGACTCAGTAGCAGCTTTGCAGAGGACACGTGCAAGACGGTCATCATAGTGAAGGGCAAGAGCCTCACCGATCTGCTTGGAGATCTCCGAGCGGGAGGACCACTGGCTCAGAAGCTCATCGAGGTCATAGACAAACTGGCTGGAGACCAGGAGGTCATCCATCAAGATCGTCTTCTCGTTGCTCTTCAGGCCATCTGCTGGAGAGATAGGAGTACCAGGAGTGTGGTATCCGCTAGAGAGCTTACCAGTCAGCAAGAACTGCTTGCTCTTACCACCACGAAGGGAGTAGTTGCGGATCAGTCCTTTGAAGATTGTAGCGTCATTGAATGCGTTGAACACTTCGCCACTGAACAGCTTAAGAGCGGTTGCATAACGAGTGTCATAGTTCTGAGCAGCTGTCCGTGAACCGTCAGCTACGTTGTTGCCTTGAAAGTTAGTAAAAGTCATCGACTTGATTGAAAGTTAGGAGAAAGATTGTAGACTATTTGGGTGGTCTGAGATCTATCCTTTTCAGATGAAAGTTATCCAGCGTACTGGGCTCTCTCCTACTTCGTATAATTCTAAATTAGACCTATAGGGTTTTACACATGTGTGTCAGATACAATGCCTCTGATGGGGCAAGGACTAGGAAGGGAATTGCACCCCTCCCCAACCTCAAAGGAGATTGGTGCTTCTAGCTAGCCTGGCTTCCACATCGTTGCGGTAAGCCGGATCATTCTGGTACCTTGGATCAGCAATCGCACGACTCAGCTCAGCATGTGAGCGGAAGACTTTAGCATCAGAAGATGGAGCCTTCTTCCCTGTAACCAGGGGAGCTTCATATCCTTCAGCAGACTTGTAGCGGCTACTGAGGGCCTCAACTGCAAACTTGATAGCTGCAACGTTGCCACTGTTCGTGACTTGGTTGTAGCTCTCAACTTCAGCAGGATCGAGGTTAGCAGCTGCCCATTGAACCATCTGTTGGTAGGACTCTTGTCCACCTACAGAATCAAGTATAGCTTTCTCAGCCTCAGCTGTGACTGCTTGAGTCTTAGCTGCTTCTTGGTTAGCAGCATACTGGGCCATGTAGGCCTTGATGAGGTCCTTGCTATCCAACTTGGAAAGCTCTTCGATACTCTCTTCAGTCAGCTCACCCTTCTCCAGGTAGGCCTCAGATGCGCGAGTAACAGCAGCGGATGCTTCAGAGACTTCCTCCTCAGACTCAGGCTCTTCCTCAGTGGCCTCTACAGGCTCCTCAGGGGGCTCCTCAGCTTCTTCAGGTGTATCCTGCCCTAGCTTACGTTGGAGCTCCTCATAGGCCTTTACAAGGTCATCCTGGGACTTAAACTTACCAGCAATCAGACCAGCCTCTTCGTTAGCTGCTTCAGTCTCAGCATACTTACGAGCACGATCTTCTTCTTGGAGCTTAGCAATCTTCTCGCCTTGCTCTAGTGCAGCAGTCTCAGCTGCTTGTTGCTCAGCGGATGGACCCTCAGAAGGATCGAATACGGTGGTAGGCATAGATTAGAAATGAGTAGTAGTTACTTTACCGAATGTTGGTTGGATCTTTCCCTTCTTGGCATACTTACCAGCAGTAGGGTTGGAGGTACCGTCCACCTTTTGGCGGACACTGTACTTGACCTCCTTTGGAGAGACAACCTCAGCTAGCTCTGTAGGCTCCCAAGCTTCGTTAACATTGGGGGTTGCTGGGTTATCACCCTTGAAGGAGCCATCAGGCTTCCGGGCCCTCTTGCGGAGGGGCTTCTTGTTGTTGCTGTTGTCCATCTGCCATTTGTTGGGTTAGTTGTTCTGCCATAGGAGACTTGGCCAATTGACCTGCCTGTCCTACGAGCGATGCCTGCATAGCATCTTGCTTCATCTGATCACCTTCCTGCTTCATCTGTTCCTGTCCCTTGACGAGACCAAGAGCATCAATGCCGGAAGCTGTAGCCAAACGCTTGATAAACTCACCAGCGTTCAGATGTTGAGCCATGGCCTCAGGTCCCATGCCTTGAGCAATGGTCTGGACAAACTCAATAAGAGCCTGTCGATCCTGTCCACGACCCACACCATAGAGACCAGCCACAACTGTGGGCATGATCAGTCCCTTGGGAAGGGGAGGCATACCACCACCGCGTGAGAGGAGGTGAAGCTTGCGGTTCAGGTAAGGCTGTAGAAGCTCAGCAGTGAGTGATCCGAAGATCCCACCTAACTGCTCGTTAAGCTCCTGCTGGGTGGCTTGAACCTCCATTGCGGTAGTTCGTTCAGACTGACGAACAGACAGCACTAGGAAGGCATCTGAGAGCCTCTGAGTGAGACTCTGGATCATCTCCATGACTGTACGGAAGTCCGCCGTTTTGCCCACTTGAACTACACCCACATCATCTGGGCGGCCCTGAATTATAGCTCCATTACTAGCCTTAGCTAGAGACTGGGGCTTGGTTGTAGCACTAGGGGAAACCATGAACACAACCTTAGCGGCTGCTGCTGATCCCTCAACCATGGCTCGCATTAGGGACTCTAGAGACTTAAGATCTCCAAAGAACTCCTCAACACGACCACGACCATAGCTCTCACCGTCTACCACGTTGAAGCGGAGCGTCATCCATGGAGAGTGCTTAAGAGGTGCAGAGCCATAACCCTGCCCTTTGAGACGCTTACCGTCACACTCTTGGTACCATTTATGAGAACCATTCTCTAGTGTTACATGCGTATAGACAACAGCATTGTTGACGTTGGAATTCTTGTTACCAGTAGCTACACCGAACTTAGGCCCATCTTCCCCAACAGCGTTGGAGTCAGGCCCCTGCATTCCTGGTTGGATGCTCTGGAACTCTTTAGGCAGGAGACTACGATCAATGATCTCCTTAGTGACAATCTCAGTGACTGTACCGTCACCGTCTCTGCTGACGACATAACGGTCTAGTGGGTAAAGCTTAAGGCTCTTCTTCCCCGCATAAAGTAATGCGTTGCCTGTGACGATCAAGTGCTTCATTGCAGCCGTAAGCTGGACACGATCAGTTGTCTCTGCAATCTGTTGCATCACCACCTTCTCAATCTTAGAGAGGCTTAAATCGATCTCAGAGCGTACCTGTTCACCACCCAGCTCGGGGACTTTGGCTAATTCAGCATCGTTGATTTGCAGCTTAAAGAAGCTTGTATTAATTGGGAAGAGTGAAAGCATCAGCTTGGAGCTGAGAACGTTCACACCTTTAGCACCCACCGATTGATAGGGGCTGTGCAGCTCACCTCCATCAGTTTCCCCTTCCTCAGTAAGAAGGTAGGGAAGGGTGAGGGAGGCACATCTACGACCCGTGTCTAGGAAGTTCTCGCGCTCAGCACGGAGCTGTCCATATCTTGATTGGGCCTGTTCTTTCATGTTCTATTTAGGGATGTTTAATCCTGAAGATTTACCACCTGTAGCTCCACCTGTATTCAAAGGAATACGAAGGACATTAGTACCAGCAGCCTGCTGTTGCTGTTCCTGCCTCTTGGTCCTACGCTTCTTCACTTTCACTGCATCAGCTTCACCTTGCTGAACAGCTACTGGAGGAGGAGTAGGAGCCTCAGGCTCAGGCATGGGAGCCGGAGCTGGTGGAGTTGGGGGTGGTTCTGGAAGCGGCTGAGGCTTCGGCATTTCGGGCATTGAAGGGGCACCGCCACACATAATTAATTCTCCGATTTAGCTAAGATGTATTCGACAACAGAACGTTGACCAGCTCTGAACATAATCAGACGGTCATCATCCTTTGGCGTTGGGTTGATTGGTGGATACATAGCATCCAACTCTTCACAGAGACGTGTGAGGAAGGTATCACCTCCAAAGACGTCTTCTGTAGATAGATTGTTATCCATACTGAGGGAGGTTGACGTTTGAAGCCTCAAAGAAGCAAGGCATCCTGGCCCGTTGTGTTTCAACAAGACCTTCTGCTTTACCTCGGGTATAGAGACTATCTGACTGTTTGATCCAGAAGTCCTTATCAAGATACTTGTCCTCAGTGTTAGTTCCTAGTCCTTCCATAGCCCAAGCTACAGTTGCTCTACGAAGTTTGTTGAGGTTAGGGGTTGTCTTGTAACCAAGGTCATGAGCGACCATGGCATGAATTGCTACGTGAGTTTGTTCATCTCTGGAGATGTCACTAGCTACAGTGCGGATCCCCACGTCTCCATTGAAGCGGAAGAAGGGAAGCAATACAAAGAAGACTGAACGCTCTAAGATAGCAGTCTTGAGGATTGGATGCTCGGGGGCTTGATACCACGCCTTGAGGATGTTTTGAGCCTCCCGCTCGGCTTTAGCATCAGTCCCATGAACATCGACAATATAATTGAGAGCCAAATCATGCTTGTTTTCATCAGCCATGTTGGATTGTAGTGAGGGGATAACACCAGGATCATCAGGGAGATCTCTCTCCAGACCCTGGGCCAGCATCTCTTTAACAGGTAATTCTAAGGCTCTTAATGATAAACACGAAAAAAGGGCCCCTTCGGACCCTGGCTTAATATTCCCTTGTGTTACGGCTACTGGTGTCCAGGCCCTCTTCCTGGATGTGATCTGTGTGTACTTGGACATTTGAAGCTATTCAGCGCATGATGAGCAAAAGTTGTCGTCCTCTTCTAAACCGAAGATGTCATGGTAGTCCTCATCTAAGATGCTGGTCACGTCATCCTTACGGAGCGTGTCCGGGGAGACTTGAAGAGCATAATAGAGGGACGATTGGGGAGAGGCGAACCACTCCTCAATGAAGGCCTGATCATAGGTAACCATGTCACTCCACGAGTTAAATGAATAACCGTGGAAGAGGCCAGTATCAGTGAACAACTGGCAGATGCCATCAGCTACTGATTTGTAAGCTTCCCAACCTACTTCAGATGCAATCTCCACGTCACCGTAGTCATAGCTCTGAACACCAAAGGTGCCTGAGTCACGATCGACTTGCCGGCTTATGGGAGGTGCGATCTCGGGGGTTGTTGTGAACCCTTCAAGGTCTGTGTAGTTGTAGGAGCAGGAGGCCGTTGGAGCAATAGTGAATGCACGAGCCATACCGTTAGCACGAGCAATGTTAGCAGCCCCAGCAATGGCACTACGCAACTCAGTAGCAAGACAAATAGCAGGAGTCCATTCTTGGCCATAGTCATGGACCTCACTTAATGCCTCCCCGAATGCTGCGTAGGAGACACCGTAACGCCGTAGAAGGTTGGCAAGCCCAAGAACTCCAAGACCGACTTGCTTATCCGCCTCAGGGTGGAGGTACTCGCCAGCTGCTCCGACACCTGTCTTTGAATGGAGGCTGCACAAGTTGGACATACCTTCAGCGAAAGCGGGGACAAGCCCGTCAATACCACATTGACCAAGGTTGACGTGTTCGAGCAGACATGTTCCTCGACTGGGGAGGTAGATCTCAAGACATACGTTGCCATAAATCCTTTCACCATTCTGGTCATATTTGATCTTCGAGAGCCAGATGTCTCCAGCCTGGATACCTCGTAGGATCTTAGCTCGGAGTGGGAGGGGAGTTTCATTCCAGATTTCAGGGGTAACGTCTAGACATTTCTTGACCCAAGGAAGTTCCTGACGACTAGCGTCCACGAACTCCTCAGCGTCAGGGTGTGAGAGATCCAGGTGGATCACACATGCCCCATTCTTGTATGTACCCCCTCTTCTAAGTACCTCATTAAGGCAGGAG